GTATCATTGAAAACGGGAACAGCGTTAGATTTGTGTAAAGTACCAACACCTAGCATTTTATCGCCAGTATACTGTGTAACTTTGTCTTTTCTATTCCAGTTTGCAACCTGTACGCCAGTGTCTACTGAAGGATACTTCTTAGGGTTTCGTTCAGCAGGAATAACAAGCTTAGGCATTTTGTTGCTAGTTTTGAAAGTTGTCTTTGTTATCTTAGTAACTTTTGGTGAAGTACCAATGCCAACTTTACGACACCATACATCATACTCAGCTTGTTGCACTTTTGTCAATTTCTTCGGTTTTGATTTACGAATGTAGCCATAAACTATCATAATGATATCTCCACTCAACTAGACTACATTATATCAACCTACGAGTGAATTGTCAAGGGCTTTTTTGTTTCAATATTTGTAATGACGATGTTCTTCATCTTCATGGCGATTTTCATATTCCCATTGTTTTAACTTTTTCTTAACTTCACCGTGTTCTTTGAATTTGCGTTTCTTTCTTGAACTTTTAGCAAATTCAAAATCGTCACCGTAATCATTATTTTTACGGAATTTACCAGCAAACTTAGTCATTTGATTTTATGAACTCCATTATTTCATTAGTAGGAACTTGATGCCTTTCATTTTACCTTCAGGCGAGGTTTCTTTATCTCCATTTTTAGATATAAAGATTATTTCGGAATAAGGATAGCACATTTGTACTATCTTAAGTAATTGACATGCAGTACCGTCAGTATCATTATACATGAAAACTTCATCCACAAATTTTAAGTGTTTGACGATCTCTGATCGGGAGTTGTAGTTTTGAATAAAACCTTTTTCATATTTTGTCAGATATATGTCGGAATGTACGCCAATGATTAACCAATCACCTTTTGATTTAGCTCTTTTCAAAAAATTGATATCAGATAATTCTACAGGATCAAAAGCACCAATCGTTACGATTATTTTTTCTTTTCTTATTTTCATGGTAACATGTTGGGAAAACACTCCTTAACAAAATTATATGTTAATCCTTTAACACCTAAATCCTTTTTCATTATTCCT